GGCCGGAATGTGGAGAACACAGCGATTTGGGTGATAAAATTGAATGGCTATGTGCATCTGGCCGGTGAAAGCCTCTGAGAGGCAATGCAGGTATTGTAATTATGTCGGGTGCGAGCGTCACCCAGACCGGTTAAGGGACAAGAGAGCGAACAGGTATGTGAAGTTGATGTCTGATATAGTTGGAGCGAACATATTGCTCAAGTCCAGGAAACAAATCCTTGTATGGGCTCGTAACATGGTCGCATATCAGCTTCGGCTTGACGGCTATTCTCTTCCAGCGATAGGGAGGCTGCTTGACTTGGACCATTCAACGGTGGTGCATTGCGAGCAACAGGTTAGAAGGATGCTCTTGGCACCGTCCATGTATGAGGACGAGGCGGAGGTTTGGGAAGAATTCCAGAAACAATTAAATCAATAGCGTTATGAAAAAGATTTGGACAAAGATTGTCAAATGGTGGTACTTCCACATTGCAAACCCCGTTGTGCGCAAAGGCGAGGCCGGCGGATTTCGTTGGACCTTTCGCAGATTCTGGCTTGACATTACAACAGTCAGCGGGAACTTTAAGGTTCGTTTCATTGCCGACGAAAACCCGTACGGATACCTCGCAGCCGGCAAAGATGACACGAACATCCAAGGATTCGCACTGACGATGTACGAGATCGGGAAGCTGCTTACTACGGACCAGGGTTTTGTGGACGATGTTCAGAAGGCAATCGTGAAGTACCGGAAGCGGCTCGAGAAGCAGGCCGCTGGTGAGGTAGTAGAGGATGAGACCCAGGAGAAGATTGCGCTGGAGACGGAGAAGGCGATCCAGGAGCATGTAGAGCTGCCGAAGAAGGAGCGCCGGAAGGTCGAGCGCGACATAAATGGACGTTTCGAGAAGGCCGTGAAGGAGGCGGAAAAGAATGAGCGCCCTATGTGAAAGGCTTAAGAGGCTTGGTCCGGTAGTCCGGTATTACCAGAAAAAGTATCCGAGCAATAGCACTTGTTATCGCTGCGGCCTTCCGTGGTCTGTATTGGAAATCCACAACATTGCTGTTATTAAATGTACAGAAGAACATTGTGGAAAAGGTTTTTTTACTTGCTGTGAGTATTGCTGGCAGAGGATGACAGACCTTGAAAAGATTGATTCCGTAATTGATCTATTTTACAAGTGGGAGCATAGCTATGGCTCTCCGTACACGGAGGAGGAAATGCTTGACGCATTGGAACGGGATTTGCAAGAGAAACATGCATGACCTACGAGCAGAAAATAGACCGCGCGATTAAGCTACTTCAGGCCATCCCACAGGATGGCCCTATTGAACTTTGTTATTCCGGCGGAAAGGACAGCGACGTTATTCTTGAACTCGCTAAAATGTCCGGGATCCCGTTTATACCGATTTACAAGCAGACCAGCATTGATCCTCCTGGTACTACAAAACACGCAAAGGATATGGGTGTTGAGATACGCCGGCCAAAGGAAACTTTTTTCAAGTTGGTTGAAAGGAAAGGATCCCCGTCGCGTTTCAAGAGATTCTGCTGTGAGAAACTGAAGGAATACAAGATTTACGATCGTGCCATAGTAGGCATCCGTCGCAGTGAAAGCACCAAGCGTGCTGAGCGGTACAAGGAACCGGAAGTATGCCGGGTGTACAGCGCGAAGGAGAAGGTGCGCCAATACCTTCCGATATTGGAGTGGACCGACGATGATGTAGAATGCTTCATTGCTGAGAGAGGAATCAAGTGCGCCCCGGTCTATTACGACGAGTATGGCCGGTTCCATGTCGAGCGCCGCCTCGGATGCCTCGGATGCCCGCTGAAGAGTGACAATGGACTTTCTGATTTCAAAAAATACCCGAAGTTCTTTAAGCAGTATGTAAAGTCTTATCAGAAGTTCCTGGACAACCATACTGGGAGCAACTGGTGGAAGCGTATAAACGGAAACGCTCTTAACGCCTGCTTCTACTATCTCTTCTGCAAGTCTTACGAGGAGTACCAGACACTGACAGGGGGTGGTACGCAACTATTTGATACAGAGAAGGTTGATGTTAGGGGGTTCATGGAGAACTACTTCGGCATAGATTTTGAAGACATCTACGAAAAAAAGTAATATGGAACAAGGGATTTTTTATAAGCGCGGCTCTCAGAGCGACTACATCGGCGTTGAGGTCCTTGGCGACTCCGGTGTTATCCCTCGTGCCGTTATCGAGAAGATAACCTTCCACGAAACGCTTAAGATTCAAGGAAAGAACGAGAAGGAGCGCTGGACCTGTAAGTTCCAGGGCATCGACAAAGAGATGTTGCTAAACGCGACTTGCCGGAAGCGGCTCGCAAAACGCTTCTGGGAAACGCCGGTTGCCGACGGTACGCCTTGCCACGGTCGTATTAACTTACTGTCGGGGCTTGGTCTGGCTGTCCGCCTGGACTCAGAGCCTTGCCGCGACCCTTCTGATGGCACTATGACGGTAGGCCTCCGCATATCTCTCTTGGACCCCGCACCCGCTGCCCAGAAGAAAGCAATCCAGGAGAATCAGGTCCAGACGATTGTGGACTGGGCGAAGAAGAACGGGAAGACCATCGAGGACATCGCGTCGCTCTACGATTTCGCTTCCGAGACCGTGAAGAACGCGATTGCTGATGCATTGGACGATTTGCCTGAATAGCATATGGATAAGGAACAGAAATGGCTCCAGAAGAGGCTGGGCATGATTACGGCCAGCGAGCTTGGCCAGATTACGAGCGCGAGCGGAAAGATCATTGACGGTAACCTTTCTTATATCCGGGCAAAGCGCTGGGAGAGGAAGCACGGATTTACTCACCCTGTATCTGCCCGTGCTATGGAGATCGGCAACGAGCAGGAACCGATGATTTTTCAGTGGGCCGTCGAGAACCTTGGGCTCGGCGAGTTGATCTATTCGAAGGATCTTCCGGAAATCCCTTTCTGGATCGCCACGAATTGCCCGGTAGGCGCAAGCCCGGATGCTTTCACTCCTGACAATAAGATTGTGCTCGAGTTTAAAACTCTGGTTGGAGCGACATCTATCGAGTTCTTCGGTGACGATTACACATCGTACGAGGAGAAGAAGCTTGCCGTATGGAAAGACCACGGAGACCAGATTCTTGGCCAGTTTATCTCTAATTCTGCCGTTGAGGAAATCTGGATTATCAAGTACATTTACCAGGACGATGACATCATCAAGGACACCGATTCTCCTCTTGCTCCTTGGCGTGGCCTTGTCTTCAAGTTTGCCAGGAAGGATTACGAGGCGTCTATCGACGAGATGAAGCACAGGATTCTCCTGTTTGACAAGATGATTGATGCTCACGTCAATCCGGCAGAGTTCAAGAAGGGCGAATGGTCTGTAGTTGACGGAAATCTTATTAAGTTATGAGTGTAAAGACGGCGAACGACATAATCAACATGAACGGATGCATTATCCGCGACGAGAACGGTGGTGCACTGGCTAGAATCGAGGAGAATGACGGTGTCCTCGTCGTGCATAAGTTCACTTCATGTTCTCTCGGTACATATTTCTACATTCTCGGCTATCTTCGTGATTTAGGATTCAAGTGTGAATGAAACAGGTCTTAAACAGGACAACTGCGCCCCAGGTCGTGCGTTTCTTTGATGTCTGCTTCAAGCGTGGCGTCATTGATGCGTACGAGCTTGGGGATGACCTGGAAGCGAAGGAATTCCTTGAATCTCGGCTGGAAGACTGGCGTTTCGGGGTTATCGGGAAGCCAGAGGACCTGGATTGGCAGATGTTCCGGTTCACGATGTATTTCTGGGCGAGGGAGAACCATCTCACGAAGTTCGCAGAGGACTATATTTTCAAAGTCAGGGCGAAGAATTACACCTGGTGTTTGCTGCCATATTGCCTTCGGTTTTACCTTATGGGTATCAAGGAGTGGCTGGACTACCCTAATCCGGTCAATCTCGAGATGTTCAAGCACTCAAGCAAGGTCCACTGGAATCCTTCTGTAACTCCTTACAAGATTACGACCGGGGACTTTATCTCTTACATGCATGAGTTTGCGTACGATTACCGTCGCCGGCCAGAAGAAGAGAAGGAAGTATCGGATGCGGCTATGGACAGCTTCTGCCTGGCCATATTTGACTTGACAAGGAAGTATGAGCGAAAGTCGGAAGAAAATCTTTAGGCCGGCACACGAGGAGCCTGGTAAGATGTGGCTGAACTACATTCTTTTGCCGTACGGGGAATATTACACGAAGACGAAAGTGTTCCTGGAGGCAAAAGAGGGAGACACGCTTCGGTTCTATAATGGTCGTGATGTGTCAATCAATAGCGTCATGCTTATTGCGTGCGACAAGACTTGCGACTTTCTGTGTAAAATGCGGTACGGAATAACCTGGGACAAGGCTTTTAAGAGGTGGCTCAGCTATGCCAGGCTGGAGGGGAACGGAAAAGATATTTTGAGTAAATCGAAATGTATTCTTGTCGTTTATGAAAATCCAGTGTAAATTCGCCGAATACATGCTTGCCCCGGCAAATGCGATTCGGGAGGCGGACTCTTACGAGACCATGGACTGGATCGTTTGTAGGCTTGAATATGTGGCTACATGGAACAACTCGGACGGAAGTTATGACGGAGAGTTAGAAGATGTCTGCCAGCATAGATTCGGTTGTCCGTTTTCGACTATCAGGTCCATCTGGATCAGCCGGCTCGGAAGAATTGATTGTTATTGGCATTTGGTTAAAATGATAAAATTATAGTTATGGAAAACAATTCATTATTCCCTTTAAAGTACCGCCTCCGTAAGACGGATGAGCCGGTAGAAGTTGTCGCCTGGGAAACCGCAGAGAAAGGTTCCCGCAGCGAGAATGACTGGGTGTCGTACATCGACTCACATGGAGAAGAGCATGTCAAGGAGCATCTGACGCTCGAATGGGATTTCGTCGCACCAGACCCGTTCGGCGGCGGAATTATGAGCAGCCTGAGCGATTATATCGCAAAGATGGACAATTGGGAGCCGAGACGGTATGAGCTAGCGAAAGAGTATGCGTTGAGAGACCTTGCAAACGACAAAGTAAATGCTGACAAGGCCGTCGCATTCGCCGATGATGTCATCGCTGCTATGAAGAAGTCTACGGAAGCGGAAGAATAACCGAAAAAGGGGCTATAGTAGGATTGCCGCCGCGTGAGCCCCTGATCCTTCGGGAGACAGCCCACGGCGTAATTGCCAAGGAGTGCACTAACGGCGGCGTTTTTGGCGAGTAGTTCAGATGGAAGAACAGCCGGTGCCCTGAAGGCTTTAGATCCGGTGAAAATCGCAGGTTCGAGTCCTGCCTCGCCAACAAATATGGCAATAGAGTTAAGAAAATACCAGGAACAGGCCGTTTCGGAGATCAGGACTGCGCTGGCCCGATATAGGCGGGTTGTCTGCATTATGCCGACAGGCTCCGGGAAATCGCTAGTGCTTGGATACACTGCGGCATTAGCGGCGCAGAAAGGCACAAGAACGCTGATTTTAGCGCACCGCGAGGAGATTATGAAGCAGAATGCCGATAAATGTATAAAGTGCGGCGTAGAGCCTCAAATCATATCGCCAAAGCACCGGAAAGTTCCGATCGGACTTGTAGCCGTCGGCATGGTGCAGACACTCCAGAGAAGGATTGAGAAATCGGAATGGCTTGAATATGTTAAATCCATACAGATGTTGATACTAGATGAAGCGCATATCTGTAATTATGGGTTTCTCTTTGACATCATATCCGACAAGTGCTATGTTGTCGGCTACACGGCTACGATGGCAAGATACGGAGGAATGAAGCAGGCGGGACTTGAGTACAATGCGATGGTTACTGGCCCCAGCGTGAAGGACCTCATCAATATGGGCTATCTTTGTCGGTGTAAGTTGTACTCGCTGGATGCCCCATCGATGGATGATGTCGAATGGGATTATGGCAGAGGCGATTATAATCTCGGGCAGATGGCAGCTAAATTCAAATCAAAAGCAAGGTATGTCGGAGCCGTCGAAAACTATCAGCGGATATGCCCTGGTGAGAAAGCGATAGTGTTTGCGTGCAGTTCAGAACAATGCATCGGCCTCACGCAAGAGTTTAATGACCACGGCATAAAAGCGAAATATCTATTGTCGAACAGTTTTGACGAAGACGAAGAACTTAGCGACGACAGAAAGCAGTTGCTTAAGGACTTCGACGAAGGGAAGTTCGATGTCCTTGTTAATCTCGGGATCGGTGTCGCAGGGCTGGATGTGCCGAGCATAAAAGTTGTAATGCTTATGTACTCCACGACGTCTGTTGTCAAGTATTTACAAAGTTTAGGTCGCTGCAGTCGTCCCGCACCAGGTAAGAACGGAGAGTTTATTTGCCTCGATTTTGGTAGGAATCACGAGCGATTAGGAAGATATGAGGACGACCGGACATACAGCCTTTGGCACAATACGGGCTCAGGCGGCGGTGTCCCGCCGACCAAGGAATGCCATCAGTGCCATAAGCTGGTGCCGGTATCATGGACCGACTGCAAATTTTGCGGATATCACTTTCCCACTGAGCGTGAAATATACCAAGCTGAGCTTCAGGAAATTGTCAACAAAGAGCAAGAGGAGGAAACTCTTGAGCAGATGGTTGCGAGGAAGAAACTCGCCGGCTGGAAGAACGACTGGATCCTCCGTGATGTTTGTCAGAAAAATCCATCTAACATGAAGGAGTCATTTATGAAAGCTATTGAAATTCTGAGGACTACGCACGGAGAAAAAATAACGCCGAAGTATTGGCACTTCTTCAATGAGCACAAACTCGGACGCGTGAAAGAAAAGGCGCATGACACCTCGCCGAAACTGTTTTAGAGTATGGACGCGGCTTACGGAATATCGCGCACCAGAGACAAGAAAGGTGTAATCATTAAGCAGACTACGCTACCATGGGTGAATTGTATTCATACGATGGTAGGGGGTGGGTATGAGACAATGCAGGTTTTAGTGTTAGAGGTTTATGATGAAGACGATAATACTATTCGACGACTATAACCGGCACGGATTTTGTGGGTAGCGTCACACCTACTTGGGGCAATCACGCTCTGACTAACGGATGGAAATTATTAGAATCAGATATGAGCAAAATTTACCGAATCAGAAAGCTTACTCCTCTTGAATGTCATCGCTTGATGGGCGTGAAGGACGAGGACTTCTATAAGATGAAGAGCGCAGGCATCAGCGACAGCCAGTTGTATAAGCTGGCCGGCAATAGCATTGTGGTTGATGTGTTGGAAGCCATCTTCCGCAACATCAATTTCACAGAGAAGCCCCTTCGAGTCTTTGAGGCTTTTGCTGGCTACGGCTCGCAATCTATGGCTCTGCGTAACATCGGTATCGAGCACGAAGTCGTAGGCATCAGCGAGATTGACAAGTATGCCATTATGGCGTACAATGCCACTCACGAGCCGACAACGAACTACGGCGATATCTCAAAAATCAACTGGGGGGGGGTACCAAACTTCGACTTCTTTACTTACTCTTTCCCTTGCACCGACATCAGCAACGCCGGAGCACAGGCAGGATTCGAGGAAGGATCTGGCACCCGCAGTTCCCTACTGTGGGAGTGCCGTAAGGCTATCGTAGCGAAGCGACCGAAATATCTTATGATGGAGAATGTAAAGGCCATCACTAGCAAAAAGTTCCTGCCCGGTCTGCACCGTTGGCAGGAATTCCTGTCTGAGCAAGGATACACGAATTTTGTCAAGGTACTCAATGCGAAGGACTACGGAGTGCCGCAGAACCGAGAGCGCTGTTTCATTGTTTCTATACTCGGCGATGCGTGGTACGATTTTCCAGAGCCGAGGCCGTTGGAGGTAAAACTGAAAGACCTCCTGGAGGACAGGGTGGATGAGAAATACTACCTTGACCAGGAAAGGGTAAATACTTTCATTGAAGGATTAAGCGATGAAAAACGAGCAGCTCTTGAAGAAGGTCGTACCGTTTAACCCATAGTAATCGAGATATATGACAACGGGCAACAAGAGGCTGGACAAGGTGCTTGCTAAGGCAATGAAGATG